ATGGCCGGGCAAAAGAAGCCGCAGCGATATGGCAAGAACAAGGGCAAGGCGATCAACACACGCTGGCGCGAGGCGTTTATCGAGGCGTTGGGCCAGACATCCAACGTCACCAAGGCCGCCCGGGCGGCCGGTATCGATCCGGCCGCGGCCTACCGCGAACGGCGCGAGCAGCCGAAGTTCTACGAGCGCTGGCAGGCGGCGCTGTGCGAGGGATACGATCATCTCGAACTGGAAGTCCTGCGCCGCCTGCGCGAAGGCGACTTCGTCACCGAGGACGGCAACAAGTACGATTTCGCCTCGGCCCTGCGCGTTCTCGCCGCGCACCGCGAGAGCGTCGCCAAGGTCCGCGCGCAGCGTGTCAACACCAGTGTCGCCGAAATTCGCGCCTCGATCGATCGCAAGGTCGAGCAAATCCGCCAAAAGGTCGCCGCGCGCGAGAAGGCGCAGGCCGGGTCCGCCTGACATGGAAAAGGCGGCAGAACCGGCGGACTGGATGAAGACGATGGCGCCGGAGGACACCCGCGCCATAGCGCGCAAACTCACTGCCGAGGAACGGGCGGAATGGCCTTATCACTGGCGCAGGCAGGCGCGCGAAAGCCAGCGGGCCCCAGAAGGCGACTGGCAGACATGGCTGGTGATGGCCGGGCGCGGCTTCGGCAAAACGCGCGCCGGGGCCGAATGGGTGCTCGAAACGGCCGAAGCCGATCCTTTTGCGAGGATCGCACTGGTGGGCGCCTCGCTCGGGGAAGTGCGCGCCGTGATGGTGGAAGGGGAAAGCGGCATACTGGCCTGTTCCCCACCATGGCGGGCGCCCGACTACCAGCCGTCCTTGCGGACTGTTCACTTCCCCAACGGGGCGCAGGCCTTCCTCTATTCTGCCGCCGAGTCAGAGAGCCTGCGAGGACCGCAGCACAGCCATGCCTGGTGCGACGAGGTCGCGAAGTGGTCGAACAGCCATGAGCGCGCCTCGCGCAGCTGGGACAACCTTCTCCTGGGCCTGAGATTGGGCAAGGACCAGCGGATCATGGCGACAACAACCCCGCGCTCCGTGCCACTGCTGCGCCGTCTGCTCGATGCCGAGCGCACGCACGGCCTCGTATTGACCGGAGGAGCGACGCGCGACAACGCGGCCAACCTGCCGACCAAGTTTCTCGCCGCGATGGATGCCGAATTCGGCAATTCCGCGCTGGGCTTGCAGGAACTCGATGGGCTGCTGCTGGAAGAAATCGAGGGCGCGCTATGGAGTCGCGCACTGCTCGAACAACGCCGTGGTGCGTGCGCGGAGGACGATCTGCGCCGCGTCGTGGTGGGCGTCGACCCGCCCGCCAGCGCGCATGGCGATGAATGCGGCATCGTGGTTTGCGGGCAAGACGAGACTGGCAGTGGCATAGTGCTCGCCGATTGCTCGATCGGTCCCGCATCGCCCGAACAATGGGCGCGCGCCGCAGCTGAGGCGGCGAGCGCCTGGAACGCCGACCGCGTGGTCGCCGAGGCCAACCAGGGCGGCCAGATGGTCGGCAGCGTGTTGCGCGCCGCCGACGTCTCGCTGCCATTGAAACTGGTCCACGCCAGACGCGGCAAGGCCGCCCGTGCCGAACCGGTCGCCGCGCTCTACGAAGCAGGCCGCGTGCGCCACGCGGGCATGTTCGCCAAGCTGGAAGACCAGCTCTGCGGGCTGATGGCGGGCGGCGGCTACGAAGGGCCGGGTCGCTCGCCGGACAGGGCGGATGCGCTCGTCTGGGCGCTTACGGAATTGATGCTTGGCAAAGCGAAGAGGCCGCGGGTGCGGGCGGTTTAATGCCGCTCCTCACATCCGTCATTCCTGACTGCGCCGGAATGACGACTTTCGGAAATACAATTACTTAAAGGAAACCCCATGTCCTTCCTCACCAGTCTCGCCACCGCCTTCAAGGGCGGGGGGCAATCGCGCGTGCCTGTCAGCCGCGGTTTCGTCTCGCCATGGGCCACGGCTTTCGACGCCACGCCGGGGCGCGCGCCCTTCGATTATGCCCGCGAGGTGGGCGAGGCCTATCTCGCAAATCCGGTGGCGCAGCGCGCCGTACGGATCGTGGCCGAGGGGGTGGGCGGAGCGCCTGTCGCCTGGACCGACCCTAGGTTCGAGGCGCTGGTCGAATGTTCCTGCGGCTCGCAGCCGCTTCTCGAGGTGCTTGCTGCGCATCTGGCGCTGCACGGCAACGCCTATGTCCAGATCGTCAAGGACGGGGCGGGTGTTCCAGTCGAACTCTATCCGTTGCGGCCCGAGCGGGTGCAGGTGGTCGCGGGGCCGGACGGCTGGCCCAGCGCCTATCGCTACATCCTCGCCGACCGCACCCTGACCATTGCGCTGGAGGACGAGAACGGCTGGCCCAATGTCGTCCACCTGAAAGGCTTCCACCCGACCGACGACCATTACGGTGCAGGCTGCCTTGCTGCGGCCGCCCCGGCGGTGGCGATCCACAACGCGGCGTCCGAATGGAACCGCGCGCTGCTTGCCAACGCGGCGCGGCCCAGTGGCGCGCTCGTCTATGACGGCGGCGATGCGGCGGGGCTGTCGGCCGAGCAGTTCGACCGGCTGAAGGCCGAGCTCGCCGCAGCCTTCCAGGGCCAGAGCAATGCCGGGCGGCCGATGCTGCTCGAAGGCGGGCTGGACTGGAAGGCGATGAGCCTCTCGCCCGCCGACATGGATTTCGCGACGCTCAAGGCCGCTGCGGCGCGCGACATTGCGCTCGCCTTCGGTGTCCCGCCCATGCTGCTCGGCCTGCCGGGCGACAACACCTACGCCAATTATCGCGAGGCCAACCGCGCCCTGTGGCGGCTCACCCTACTGCCGCTGCTCTCGAAGATTTTGAAAGGCCTGCAGGCGGGCATGAGCGACTGGTTTGCCGAGGCGCCGAGCGTCGACCTCGACCGCGTGCCCGCGCTGGCCGAGGACCGCGAGAAGCTCTGGAGCCAGGTGAGTTCCGCCGATTTCCTCGACGCGCAGGAAAAGCGCGAGCTGCTCGGCCTTACCCCACGAAAGGACACGAAATGACCCGTGAAGACATGCTCGCGCGGCTGGTCGCGCAGGCCGATACGCAGGGCGCGGACCTCGTGACGCTGCGCGCCATCGTCGAGGAAAGCTCCGAGCTGGGCGCGCGCCGCGTGCTCGGGAGGTTGGGACTTGAGGACGAGAACGCGCAAAGCGACATCGACGAACTCCGCGAGCTCCTCTCCGCCTGGCGCGATGCCAAGGCCTCCGCATGGAAAGCAACGGTCGAATGGCTGGTGCGCGGGGTGCTGGCGCTGCTGCTGGTCGGGATCGCGGTGCGGCTGGGTGTCGGCGAGATGCTCTCGTGAGCGCGCCCAAGCCCAGCCTGCGCATCGCCGGTTATGCCGCGCTGTTCGACAAGGCCGACGCCTCGCGTGACACGATCCGGCCCGGCGCCTTCGCCCGCACGCTGGGCGAGCGGCGCGAACCCTTCCCGCTGTTCTGGCAACACCGCCCGGACCAGCGCATCGGCTGGGTCGAAACGGCGGGCGAGGACGAGCGGGGCCTGCGCATCGTCGCCAGCATCGACAACCCGCAAGGCCGCGCTGCGAAGCTGCTGCGCAAGCGCGCGGTCAACGGCCTCAGCTTCGGCTACCGCGCCCGCGGTTATCTCAACACGGTCGACGGTCGCGAACTCGCCGATATCGAACTGTTCGAGGTGAGTGTCGTCACTCACCCGCTGCAACACCACGCGCGGGTCCATTTCGTGACCTGACGCACCGAGAAAACTCCATTTCCCCTCGCCGCCTTCCGGGCGGCTTTTTTGTGCCCTGAAGAAAGAGGAATACCCATGAATCAAACCACTTCCACCGACCAGGCCCCGGATCCGGCCGAAGCGAGCTTCGATATCGTCGCCCGCCAGGACAAGACCGAGGCCGATGTCGTTTCGCTACGCACCGATGTCGACGAGGTGAAGGCGCGCGTCGACAAGATTGGCCGTGCTGCGGCGCGCCCTGCCATCGGCGGAACCGATGAGGCTGCTCCCGAAGTCAAGGGCTTCGTCGACAGCTATCTTCGCCGTGGCGCGACGACGGAATACAAGTCGATCAGCGGCGCGACCCCGTCCGACGGCGGCTATGCCGTGCCGCGCCAGATCGACGCGATGATCGCCCGCGAATTGACCGAGATCAGCCCGATCCGCGCCATTGCCCAGGTCGTTCAGACCGGCAGCGCGGGCTATCGCAAGCTCGTCGCCACCGGCGGCACGGCCTCGGGCTGGGTCAGCGAGACCGCCGGTCGCCCCGAGACCGACACGCCCAGCTTCGCCGAAATCGCCCCGCCGACGGGCGAGCTCTACGCCAATCCGGCCGCATCTCAGGCCATGCTCGACGATGCGGGGTTCGACCTCGAAAGCTGGCTTGCCAGCGAGATCGCGATGGAGTTTGCCCGCGCGGAAGGCGCAGCCTTCGTCGGCGGCAACGGCGTGAACCAGCCGATGGGCTTCCTTTCGGCCCCCGTCTCGACCAGCGAGGACGGCACGCGCAGCTTCGGCAGCCTGCAATATGTCGGCTCGGGCGATGCCGACGGCTTCGGCGCCAATCCCGATGCGAAGCTGATCGATCTCGTCCACACGCTCAAGGCCGGCCACCGCCAGGGCGCGAGCTTCGTGATGAATTCGGCCACGCTCGCCGAAGTTCGGAAGCTCAAGACCGCCGACGGGGCCTTCCTGTGGCAGCCGGGGCTCGTCGAGGGCCAGCCCGACCGCCTGCTCGGCTATCCGGTGGTCGAGGCCGAGGACATGCCGGACATTGCCGCGAGCGAATATCCCATCGCCTTCGGCAACTTCCGCCACGGCTATCTCATCGCCGAACGCAGCGCCACGCAGGTCCTGCGCGATCCCTTCACCAACAAGCCCTTCGTGCACTTCTACGCCACCAAGCGCGTGGGCGGACAGGTGCTCGATTCCAACGCGATCAAGCTCCTCAAGATCGAGCTCTGATCGCCCCTGCCCGCGCCGCGCCCCTTCGGCGCGGGCACCCCATTCTTCGACAATCGGGACAATATTCCATGCCGATAGACTTGTCCGGGCAACCGCTCGACGAATTGAAACAATGGTTGGCCGTGACCACCGTGCAAGACGATGCCCTGTTGCTTCGCCTGCTCGAAACAGCCTGGCAGCTATGCTTTCAGTTTACCGGGGTCGAGGCAAGCGACTGGCCCTCGATGGATGCGGGCCTGCGGCACGGCGTGATCCGCCATGCTGCCCACCAGTACCGCGAGCGCGACGCGGGTCCTTCCGACCATCTCCCGGCAGCCATTGCCGCGCTCTGGCGCCCTTACCGTCGGATGCGCCTGTGATGCGCGGCCAACCGAACTTCGCGCGCCTTGCCGAACTGCTCGGCGAGCGGGCTACAGCACTCGCCAAGGCGCACGGCCGCAGGAAGCGGCTGCAGGGAACCGCGCGCTGGCGCAATGCCGGCCTGCTGTGGCCGACCTTCATGACGAGGAGCCGATGATGGAACACGCTTTCAGGACTGTCCTCATCGACTGGCTGCGCGGCGATGCCGAGCTTGCAGGCGGTCTCAACGCAATCGTCGAGGACGGCCCCTCGCCCGCGCCCGCGCCGACCCTCTCCATCGCGGCAAGCGCCTCGGCGGACTGGTCGACCAAGACCACGAAAGGGCGCGAAGTGCGCCTCGCGTTCGAGCTGGTCGAACGGCACGACCGGCTGCTTTCCGCCGCCGCCACCGCCGCGCGGATCGAAGAGCGCATCGCCACTCTCTCGCCCGACCAGGACGGCTTTCGCGTGGTCGCCACGCAATTCCTTCGCAGCCGGGTCGAGCGGCGCGGCAACGGCCTCAACGCCGCCCTGCTCGAATACCGCTTCAAACTTCTCGAACTGCCCACGGAGTAAATCACATGACAGCCCAGAAAGGTGCCGCCTTCCTCCTGAAGGTCGGCGATGGCGGCACGCCCGCCACTTACGAAACCGTCGCCGGACTGCGCACCACGCAGATGTCGGTCAATGGCGATACGGTCGTCGTCACCCACAAGGGCAGCGGTGGCTGGCGCGAGCTTTTGTCGGGCGCAGGCACGCGCTCGGTCTCGGTCAGCGCTTCGGGGATCTTCCTCGGATCCGATGCCGAGAACGCGCTACGCACGCATGCCCTCGCCGGAACGCTCGACGATTACGAGCTGAGCTTCGAGGACGGGGCCAAGATGCGCGGGTCCTTCATCGTCCAGCGGCTCGACTATGCGGGCGATTTCAACGGCGAGCGCACCTACGCCATCCAGCTCGAAAGCTCGGGCGCGGTGGTGCCTTCCTGATGGCGAATACAACGCGCGGGGAAGCGGCGATCCACGTGGAGGGCCGCGAAGTCCTCCTGCGCCCCAGTTTCGATGCGCTCGTGCGGGCGGAAGAGGAACTGGGTTCCCTTTTCGCGCTCGTCGAACGAGCGGGCGAGAGCCAGTTCCGCCTCGGCGAGATCGCCGCACTTTTCTGGCACTGCCTCGCCCAGCCCGGCCTCGTCACCCGCGAGGAGATCGGCGAGGCGGTGCTGGCCATGGGGCTGGCCAAGGCCGCGCACCCGCTCAAGCTCCTCCTGACGCAGATCCTGCGCGGGCGGTGAGGTGGACCGCTTTGCCGACACGGCGCGCGCGCTGGCCGGTTTGAGCGCGCAATCGCTCGGCTGGACGCCGGACACCTTCTGGAACGCGACGCCGGAAGAACTGGCCACCTGCCTTGCCCCGCGCTTGCGCGAAGAGGCACCCCCGACCCGCGAGGAGATCGCGGAACTGATCGAAAGGGACGGACATGGACGATGATTTCAATGAGCTGGTGGTCTCGGTACGCGCCGAAACCTCCGGCTTCGCGCAGGACGTCGCCGCGATGAAGCGCGAGTTCGACAGCGGCCTCCTGGGCGGTTTCGATGCTGCCGGGAAGGTGCTGGAAAAGAGCCTTTCGAGCGCGTTGAGGAACGGCAAGCTGGAATTCGAGGATTTGAAGCGCGTCGCGCTTTCCGTGCTCGACCAGATTGCCGCCAAGGCGATCGGCAGCGGGCTCGACCAGTTGCTGGGGAATGCCAGCGGAGCCTCCGGCGGCGGCAGCGGCCTCGGCCAGCTGGCCCAGCTGTTCGCTTCCAGCGTGGGAAGCTTCTTCGGCCTCCCGGGCCGCGCGTTCGGGGGCCTCGTCGGCCCCGACCGCCCCTTTTTGGTCGGCGAGCGCGGGCCGGAAGTCTTCGTCCCCACCGCAGCGGGCCATATCGAGCCGACGGGCGCGCTCGGCGGGACACGCAACGACGTGCGCGTATCGATCAACCTTGGTCAAGAACGCGGGACATCCGCGCCCGCCGCGCTGCAACGGTCCTCGCGGCAGGTGGCCAGCGCCCTTCGCCGGGCGCTTTCTGTATAGCCTCAGACGCCGGCGGGCCCGTCCGGGCCCTTAGGCTACCGCGCCATTCGGCGCGACGGCCGGTCGGCCTTTGACTGCCGTGACCAGGAACCGGGCCGAAGGAGGCCCCGCCGAGGGCGACCCGACACAGTTCGGCGCTAAAGGAGAAACTTATGGCATTCTGGCTCGCGTCCGAGCGGCGCAAACAGCATTCGGACTGGATCATGCGGTTCGATCCGCGCTTTTGGACAGTCAATTTCCCGCGTCCGATGATGGCGAGCGTCGTCAGCGCGGCGCATGACGCGCTGCGCGTCAGTTGCGAATTCTACCACCAAGGCGAACTGGCCGGGCTGATCTGGGACAGCGAGGACGCGCTCGACCACCCGCTGCTCGCCTATCGAACCGAGCGCGATTATTCGCATTGCATCCTGCGCTTTCGTTGGCGGTCCTCGGGCCTCGTCCCGCTCGATCAGCCGAACGGTCCGACGCTCACCATCGAGGGCCGCGATGCGCAAGGGGCGGCGCGCAGCTGGTATGTGCGGCTGTGGAACTACGCATCGGGCGCGCCCACCGATGCCGAGATCGTGCTGCCGTTTTCGGAACTGCAATCGGGCTATGGGCTGCCGGGAGAGGCGATCCACCCTGCGGACATCGACCGCATGTTCATCAGCCTCGCCCCGCAAGGCTATGTCGAGGGATCGGCGAGCCGCTTTCCCGCCCGCGTCGATGGCTGGGCTGAATTTTCCGCCCTCTCCTGCGAAGGCGACCGGGCCAGCATCGCAATCGGCGATGTCATCCTGCCCGCGCATGGCGAACAGATGGCGACGGCTTATGACGACGCCTTCAACCAGACCCCGGCCCGCCTGCTGCGCCAGATCGAACAGCTCGGCTATCGCGGGCGGATCGTCCATTACGTCGGCATGAGCCATTACTACCGGCTCGAGAATTCAAAGACGCAGGTTCGCTATGCCGGGCAGGTGTGCGAACCGGCGCGCGCCTGGCATGCCGATTTCTTCGCCCGCGCGGCGGCGGTGGGTTTCGCGCCGATCGCCTCGCTGTCCTACGAATTGCTGGCGCAGGATTGCCCCAACTGGTGGCAGCAGCGCGACTGGGGCTGGGGCTATGGCCGCACCGGATGGAACCCGCCGTCCGCGCTGCTTTCCCCGCTGCAGCCCGACGCGATGAGTTTCCTGAAATCGATCGCCGCGCAATTCGTGGAATTGCTGGAAGCGGCGGGCGCCGAGGTCCTTTTCCAGATCGGCGAGCCCTGGTGGTGGGTCCAGCCCGGCACCGGCGCTCCGTGCATCTACGATGCGAAGGCCCGCGCCGAATGGGGCGAGGACCTGGTCGAGATCACCGACATGCGCGCCCCGCTGGACGAGGCTCAGAAACGCCTGCTCGACCGCGCGGGGGACGCGCTGGCCGCCTCCACCGGCGAGCTGGCGCAGGCCGTTCGCGATGCGGCAAGCGGCCCTGCGCACGTGCTGCTGCTCGCCTTCACCCCGACCGTGCTCGATCCGGCCATGCCCGAGCTTTACCGCGCCAACCTCCCGGCAGGCTGGGCTTACCCCGCCTTCGACCGGTTGCAGCTGGAAGACTACGACTGGCTGACCGCGGGAGGCGACGCCGCCCGCCGCTCCGCGCGCGAGTTCGTCGACCAGTGGCTGGGCTACCCCATCGACCGGCAGGACTATCTCGCCGGTTTCGTGCTCGACCCGGCCGATGCGCATGCCGTCTGGCCGCGGATCGACGCCGCGCTCGACGAAGCGCGCGCACGCGGCGTGACCCAGCGCTTCGTCTGGGCGCTGCCGCAGGTTTCGCGCGACGGATACACGCGCCTTCCCACTTACGACGAGGACGAGATGAACCCTTTCGACGATGTCACCTATCCGCTTGCGCTGGGGCGCGACGCCTCGGTCAGTCCCGAGTTTTCGACCAGCGTCGCGGTCACCTCCTCGGGCCACGAGCACCGCAACGCGCTGTGGAGCGATGCCCGCATGCGCTACGACGTCGGCCCCGGCGTGCGTTCGCAGGCCGAACTGCGCGTACTGCTCGATTTCTTTCGCGCCCGCTACGGCCCCGCGCGCGGGTTTCGCCTGCGCGATCCTTTTGATTACAGCTCCAACGGTGGTGATGGCGAACCGGGCCCGGGCGACGAGCTCCTCGGGATCGGCGATGGCGTGGCGGCGGACTTCCAGCTGGTCCGCAATTACGGCGAACAGCGCAGGCCGATCACCCGGCCCGAACCCGGCAGCATCCTCGTCAGCCTCGACGGCGTTGCGGCGAGCGGCTGGAGCCATGCCGGGAAGGGCGTAATCCGCTTCGATACGCCACCTGCCGTAGGTACCGAAGTGCGGGCCGGTTTCCGCTTCGACGTGCCCGTCCGCTTCGCCGAGGACCGGATCGACATTTCCGGTGCCACCTTCGCTGCCGGCGAAGCGCCCTCGGTCCCGCTCGTCGAAATCCGCGAGGCGTCATGAGCCGGACCTTCTTCGCGGCCGAGCTCGACACGGCGGCCAGCTGGTGGCGCATACATCGCCGGGACGGCGTCACGCTGGGCTTCACCACGCACGACCGCGACCTGTGGTTCGGCGGCGTGCTGCACCGTGCCGCGCCCGGCATGCTGCCCTCCGCCATCCGCCGCACTATTGAACTGGGCGACGACGAGGCCGAAGTCGAAGGCGCTCTCGGACACGACACCATCCGGGCGGAGGATCTTGCCGCGGGCCGCTTCGACGGGGCGCGGATCGAGAGCGGCGTCGTCGACTGGGCGAGCCTCGAGCATGCGGGCCTCTATTCGGGTTCGATCGCCGGGGTGAGCCAGGACGCCGGCGGATTCTCCGCCCGGCTCCAATCCGCCAAGGCCGATCTCGGCGTCGATCCCGTTCCGCGCGCCAGCCCCTCCTGCCGCGCACGCTTCTGCGGACCCGGCTGCGGCCTTTCCGCCGACCGCTTTACCCGCCGCGTCACGGCCACCGAGGTCGACCTCGACGCCAATACGGTGACCTTCGACCTGCCCGATCCCGAGCCCTTTCTTCTGGGCGAAATGCGCTGGCTCGACGGGCCGCAGACCGGGCTGCCGATGCGCGCGATTGCGCGGCGCGGCGCGGCGCTGGAATTCGACGAGACGCTCGATGCCGGCTGCGCCGTGGGGCACCGCGCCCTGCTACGCGAAGGCTGCGACCACACGATCGCCACCTGCGCGGCGCGTTTCGGCAACGCCATTAACTTCCGGGGCGAACCGGACCTGCCCGGCAACGATCTCCTCACCCGCTACCCGCAACCGCGATGACCTGCCCTGCCGAGCGCTTCGCGGCCGAAGCGGAGCGTCTGGCAGGAGCGCCATTCCGCCTTCACGGCCGCGATCCGGCGACCGGGCTCGACTGCCTCGGCCTTGCCTGCTGCGCGCTCGACCGTGCGGGGCTGCGCAGTGTCTCACCTGCGGGATACAGCCTGCGCAGCATCGCCATCGAGCGGCAGCTCGCCTGCGTGGCGCTTTCCGGTTTCGCGGCCGCGGACGGCGCGATCGAACGGGGGGACATGGTCCTCGTGCGCCCCGGCCCGGCGCAGCACCATTTGCTTATCGCGCTCGGCGATGATCGCTTCGTCCATGCGCATGCCGGGCTGTGCCGGGTGATCCTCCAGACGGGTCTCTCCGGCTGGCCCGTCCTCCACCACTGGCGCCTTGCCCAACCCTAGGAATTCCCATGGCGACACTCGTCCTTTCATCGGTCGGCAGGCTCTTCGGCCCGGTCGGCCAGATCGTCGGCACCCTCGCCGGCAACGCGATCGACAACGCGCTCTTCGGCTCCAACGACATCGAAGGCGCCCGGCTGAAGGAGCTGGCCGTGACCGGGTCGAGCTACGGGACTCCCATCGCCCGCCAGTTCGGCCAGGTCCGCGCGCCCGGCACCATCGTCTGGGCAACCGACCTCGAGGAACACCGCGAAAAGCACAGCAACGGCAAGGGCCAGCCCAAGACAGTCAGCTACAGCTACTCGGTCTCCTTCGCCGTCGCGCTTTCGAGCGGCCCCATCGACCGCATCGGACGGATCTGGGCGGACGGAAACTTGCTGCGCGGAACGGCAGGCGACCTGAAGAGCGCCGGTACGCTGCGGATCTACCAAGGTCACGGCGACCAGCCCTGCGACCCTTTGCTGCAGGCGCATCTCGGCGATCGCTGCCCCGGTTTTCGCGGCCAGGCCTTTGCCGTGTTCGAGGATCTAGACCTCACCGATTTCGGCAATCGCATCCCTGCGCTCAGCTTCGAGATCTTTGCGGGGAGCGGGAGCGTTGTCGTCGAAACGCTGTCCGAGGGAGAGGGTCTTGCGGCAACCCAGCACACACGCTTCCCCGAACTCGTCGGCTACAGCTACGAAGGCGGTCCGGTGCGCGACATCGTCCGCCTCATCGACCGTCTGCATCCCCTCGAGGCGCGGGTCGACGGCACGGGCGTCGCCTTGACAGTCTCGACCGCCCAGCCGCCGGAAGCGACCCTCCTTCCCCCTGCCGCGGCGTGGAGCGATGGCGAGTTCGGCGTGCAGGCGGGCTACGTGCGGCAGCGGTCCTCCGAGGATGCCCACGGTTTCGCCGTCCTGCGCTATTACGATCCCGCCCGCGACTTCCAGGCCGGCATGCAACTGGCCGGATACAGCGAGGGCGACACGCGGACCTTCCAGTTCCCCGGTGCGCTTTCGGCCGCCAACGCGCAGCGCCTTGCCCGGCAGGCCGCCACGCGCGCGAGGGTCCGACGGGACCGCATGCTCTGGCGCTGCACGCAGCTCGATCCCGATCTCGTCCCCGGCGCACTGGTCCGGGCACCGGGCATCGCAGGCATCTGGCAGATCGCGGCATGGGAGTGGCGCGAGGCCGGGATCGAGCTTGAGCTTGTCCGCCACAGCACTCCCGCCGATACTAACCCCGCCGCCGACCCGGGTGCGGCGCGGACCCCGCTCGACCGCCTGGCCTCGGCAACGCTCCTGCGCGTCTTCGAAGTGCCTTGGGACGGCCAGGGCAGCGGCAACCAGCGCCGGGCCTATGCGGCGGCGGATGCACCGGCCGGACGGTGGCCAGGCTGCGCGCTCTATGCTTTGCGCGATGGAGCGCTTGTCCCACTCGACCGATCTGTCGGCGAGCGTGCGGTGACGGGCACGCTCGGCTCGGCGCTCGGGCCCTCGCACGCTGTGAGGTTTGAGCCGGCATCTTCCTGCGTGATCGATCTGGCCAATGCAAATGCTGCTCTCGCTTCGACGGATATCACCGGGCTCGCCCAGGGGGAGAACCGCATGCTGATCGGAAGGGAAATCGTCCAATACCGTGACGCCGACCCCCTCGGCGACGGGCGCTGGCACTTGTCCGGGCTGCTGCGCGGCCGGGGCGGGACCGAATTTGAGGCCGCAGCGGGGCACGCCGAAGGTGAATCCGTGGTGCTGCTCGACGACCGGCTCGCCGAACTGTCCGACATGTATCTCTCCGCATCAACGGGAAGCTTCGCGGCCATAGGCATTGCGGATGAGGAACCGGCGCTCGCCACACTCGAAAACGCAGGAGCGAGCCTTCGCCCACCCTCCCCGGTTCACGCACGCCTCGAATGGAATGCCGATGGCTCGGCCAGTCTGCGCTGGACGCGCCGGGCGCGGGGACAGTGGCTCTGGCCCGACGAGGTCGACCTGCCCGTGGTCGAGGAAACCGAAAGCTACGAAGTCGGCTACGGCCCGGTGACGTTCCCGCTCGAAAAGTGGGTGGTCGCCGCGCCGTGGCTCCAAATCTCGAGCGAGACCGTCATTGGCTTGCTTGCCTCTCACGGATCGCAGGGCCTGTGGGTACGCCAGATCGGCGACACCTCCCGCTCCCGCGCCATCGCTCTCGGCACCCTCGCCTGA